CTTCTGGTCAGCCAAGGCAGGTCTAAGGATCTGCTCAAAGACTTCAGGCTTCATGTCAGCGTACTCGTCCATCACTAGGAACTTTAGTGACACACCACGCATAGTCTCTGGTCTGTCAGCACCCTTTAGTGATATAGTAGCGCCATTGACTAACTTAATCTGTAGGTTGTTTATGTGTGCGTTAGTTACAACAGGGTGCGCCAACTCCAATAGTGTTTGCCACATGATGTCTCTGGCCTGTCCCTGTGTTGGAGCTACATAGAACACATGGCCTTTGTCTGCCTGTAGAGCATTAACAATCAACATCCAAGCAGCTAGTCTGGACTTACCTGTACGTCTACCGGCAGCTACAATCTTAAATCTGGTGTTATCTGACCAGACTTGCTTTTGCCAATCCAGTAGTTGTATGTTAAGATCAGTCATAGAACCACTTGACCACTAGCTCATCCAAGTCTTTCTCTTCCTCACACTCATACTCAACATCTAACTCAGGATCTCCATCCCAGTTTAGATCCTCTTGTTGTGCTAAGGTCTTTAGGTATTCTCTGTTAGTAAGCACTAACTATACGTCCACATTACAGGTGTATCAGTAGCTCTAATGTCTACATGCACAAAACCTCCGGCAACACCAATACCAGTAAAGCCTAACTTAATAGCATTCTTTACTACAGTGTACCTTTGTAAACCTGAAGACACAGCTATGTCCGCTGCTATGCCTTGTGCATGTGTACCCGGTTTTTTCTTACCTAGCTCAATAGGATGGTCAGGTGATCTATAGCCACTTGTGATAACAAAAGGGAAGCCACAGTGTTCTCTAAGCTCATCTAGGGCATGGATCAGTTCATTATCAATCTCATTCTCGCCTGTGGCTTGACACACAAACTCTTCCCTGTCGAAGTATCTAAACATCCGTATATTCGCCTTCTATTGGTTCTTTAGTAACATCAGTTTCTACAGACCCCGCACCTATACCAGAGATGGTTATAGACACCGCAGATCTACCCCCAGCACTATCTTTCTCAAAGTAACTTAGAGGTAACATGCGATCCATCACTAGCTTCCATGCAGCCGCTTGATTCTTATGTTCGTCATCTAGAGCAGCATCGAAGATAGCATCTAACACCTTACGTGACTTAGGTGAAGCCAACATACGTGCTTTGTACTCATTGATAATACTTGCGTCACCTTTAGGTCTACCTCTGACACCTCTAGATCCTTTAGATTTAGAGACTACATCTGTTTTCCTAGGTCTCCCTCGTTTACGCTTAGGTGGCTGATTATCAATATCCATATGTGTATTTTACCTTCTAGCTTCTCTAAAGAATACAGTAACATTATAGCATATTTTTCTGTGTTTGTCAAGTCCTTTTATGTGTTAATTTATAGTGCGGAAGTTTTCTTTAGTATTCAAGAGGTTAGGTATGTTAGTAAACACTTGCTTTTTCTAGTTTTTTCTAGTTTTGCTTTTGATGTACAGGAGTGCCTACTATAGATTTACAACAGACGCCAGCCCCTCCCCCGTCCCCTCTAGCATACCCCAGCCCATTTGTCAACAAAAGAATTTGCCTAGCACACAATAGTCCTCGTGTCAACACTTGACAACAGGAGAAAAACCTGAGTGACTCTAGGGCGCAACCATAGATGACACGAGATGTCAAGAGATAAAAAGAGTTGACAAGAGGGCAAGAGTGTGAGCCAGAGTAGGAGCCTCTAGCACACTCCAGAACCACGAGTACAATTGATTCTGCCTATCAAAACTAGGGATTCGATAGGAACAAATGTGCTTGACGGATTTACAGATACCCATATAATAAACGCCAACAACAACACAGACAGGAGACGACAAAATGGAACAGCAGCAAACAGGAGTATTCTTCGACATAGCACGAGACGCCATAGCAGGCGACAAGCGAAGCGAAGAACATATACTAAGGCTATTCAATGATAGGGATGTGATACCTTTCGAGACACGATTTGGGCTAAAGCTTCGCTGGCAGCGGTTCGGCTTGTCTGACGAGGATTTCCTCATGGGTATTGCACGAGAGTTGACCAAAGTAAAACAACAACGAGACGAAAGCGCCAAACAGCTTGAGCCTCTGCACATAGAGTTCTAGACTAGTGCATCATGCGAGCCTGTTGTTGACAGCAGCAGGCTCCAGTGATTACACTACGGAAAACAACGACGGAGAACGACATGACATATTTGGAATGGAAAGAACAGAACGTGCACTATGTGCTGCTTAATGATGATGGCGATATATACGCTGAAGTCACGCTGCCCAACACCTACACGCTAGAAGCACGTGAGGCCGTCATGGGCACAATGGCTGCAAGCACATATACTAAATGGTCAGAGGCTACTGAATACAATCACGAAGGATAGGAGAACGACAAATGAAATTACGACAATACGGATCAAACCAAACTGAACTCAGCCTGATGTGTGGTGCTGTGGTATTCTTTAGCTATGAGACACCAGTGGCTGCACTACTGCCCTCTGGTCGATACATTCGCACAGAGAAGAAATGGTCAGTGACTACCAGCAAGCACATCAACAAGTGGCTGACAGGTGTCACATCACCAGTGGAGCAAGTGCCACAGGATGATCTGTACAACTTAGTTGGCGAGGTGTAAGGACATGCCCACACCATTTACCTACAAAATCTATCTAAACGGCAACGAGCAACTGCTAACCTATAGCCAAGAGAAATACAAAGCAGAGCTTAAACGCCTAGCCAAACTGCATGGCATACCAAACAAAAACGGTAGCGCCTTGCAGACTAACACCAACACCAGCAGCTATTACTTTGGAGCATAGAACCATGAGGACAGCACAACAGAAACGACAGCGCAGACGACGCAACCAGATCATCGACGGTATACTGTCGGGATCAGCTATGGCAATGCCTGCGCTGCTTATGTGGCTAGGGCTGGTTTATATGTTTATAATTGAGTTGAGTAAATAGGAGGTCAGTAAACATGACAGACGAACAGGAGCATACTAGTGAAGAACTAGAGACAGCGCAGGATCTACCCTTCTGGAAAGGATGCCTGTGGTGGATCTGGGGATTCACAATAGGACTAATTATAGGAGCATGAGACATGATAGCTTATAAATTACTGCGGCAGCGCAAAGACGGCACACTGGGGCCACTGTTCATTAACGCAAGCCAGAGAGTGCCTGTGGGTGAATGGCTAGAGGCAGAGAACCACCCGACGCGAGGGTTTGCCCAGCGTCAAGGGTGGCACTGTACACTAACGCCCAACGCGCCGCACCTGAAACTGGAGCCGAAAGGTAGCAAAAGGGTGTGGGCAATGGTTGACGTAGAGGATTTTGAAGAGTACAATCGACCAGAATCTCAGGGTGGTACATGGGTACTTGCTCAGAGAATGAAAGTGATTAAAACAATTGGAGTATGAGACATGAGTGCAGTAGAGGGCGTATGCCTACACCAGATTGTAGGCGAACTAGAGAAGATCAAGAAAAGTATGGTGACGGATTCGACGGAGGCGCGAGACGAATTAGAATGGCAAATATTGCAAAACCATATTGACGAAATCGAAGAACTGATAGAGAATATCAACAACGCATAACAACAGGAGCATGAGACAATGGATTTATTCGAGCAACTAGGTATGAGCATTGGTGGCAGGAGTGTAGCGGATCACATGGACTCGCTACGCGCCACCAGTGACACCAGAGCAATCGAGGCGCTGCACGAGCCGGACGATAGCGAGCCGGTAGAGTACGTAGTAACTGTAGAAATGGTCGTGTCTGCTACGTCAGAGGACGAAGCGAAGCAATACGCACACGACATACTTGACACAGCAGAGCAAGAACTGGCAGACTTGATAGACACAGACATAACAGGAGCTTTCGAGGTATAGAAAATGGATACTGTAGATATATTTGTTGATCACTTTGTGATTCATTCTGAGAGTCGACAGGCTCTGATACTCAACAGCAGTGTCGATGACTTCAAAAGTAACTTGCGCGAGCTTGTTTCTGCTGAGGTTAGAGAGACACTACTGGAACGTGTGAGAGCTTTAGATAACGAAATAAAACTTATTGAACCGCATAGGCGTGTAAGCCCTCAACACGACAGGCTTGTTGATGCTAGGACTGCTTTGATGCGCTTGCACAATGATATTCTTTGGAATAAGGAAACTGGATGAACATATTCTATTTGGACAAGTGCCCAACACGGGCAGCACAACAGCAGTGCGACAAGCATGTGGTAAAAATGATCCTAGAGAGTGCACAGATGCTCTCTACGGCTCACCACGAGTACAACAGTGATCGTGCAGTGTACAAAACAACACACAAGAACCATCCCAGCACTGTATGGACTAGAGAGTGTACCAGCAACTACCGTTGGCTCTATGACCATATGATGGCCCTAGGAGACGAATACACACGACGCTATCACAAGACACACCTAACCATTCAAAAGTGCCGTGACGCGCTCAGAGAGCCGCCAGAGGGTATGCCATGGAATGTACACCACACACAACCGCCACAATGTATGCCCGACGAATACAAGCGCGATTGTTCTATAGCAGCCTATCGCTTGTACTACGCCAGTAAAGCTGATATAATCGACATGCGCTGGACTAACGCCAGCAGACATTTTTTTAATCAACAGGAGATAGCAGCGTGAGTGACTCATACAGCTACGATGTAGACGTGACAGATCCCAATGAACTAGATCCCATTGATCGCATGATACGCGACTTGGTGGACTACAAGCTAAACGTGTGCAGTGTGCAGGAACTGCTGGCAATGGCAGCGGATCATATGACACGAGATCTGGAGAACCGACCACTGTCTGAAGTGCAGGCAATACATAACGATTTATTTTCACGACAGGAGCTACACTAATGCGCTGTAAAGCATGCAACATCATTCTAGAGAATCACGAGCTATCTAGAAAAGACAAGATCACTGGTGAGTTTCTGGACTTGTGTGGCACTTGTGCACAATATAGCAATGATGCACTATACCGACCAGACGAGGCTGATGACTTCAATAGTGAATATTTTATACAGGAGGAGCTTGCATTATAGGAAAAGTATGGTATACTACTATGGTAATGAACGATAAATTCATTACAACTAACTGTTCAATCGCTAACTATAGGAGAACGATAAATGGCGGTAATTGAAGGTAAAGCACAATTCATCAACGTGAAAGAGACTGAAGTATACGAAGGTAAAGACACCGGACGATATACTGTCACTCTGACACTGAATGATGACACAAGCAACGAACTGTCCAGCAAGGGTGTGCGCCTGAAGTCTTACGGAGAAGGTGCTGAGGCTATCATGCAACGAAAGTTCGCCAGTAAGTACCCAGTGCGTGTTATAGACGCAGAGGGTGAACCATTTGGTGGTGACATCCCAGCAGGCTCTACAGTACGCATCTCGTACAAGTACGGTGACGAGCATCCTGTGTACGGTGTGCCTGTGTACATGGACGGTATTCGTGTGTTAGAGATGGGTGCGGCTGGTGTTGACTCAGCACTCTAAGTTCATGGGTCACGAGTCGTGCGATCAGTGCGGCTCCTCTGACGCCAAGGCAGTCTACAGCGACGGTGGAAGCTATTGTTTCTCCTGTCACGCTGTAGGCAAGCCCAACGGCAACACCACGGTAGAACCTACACCACTGCGGAGGAAGCTAGAGTTGACAGGAGTCATTGCAGATATTCCTGATAGACGTATCAGCCAGAACACGTGCAAGAAGTACGGTGTGACAGTTGAGTATGACTCTCAGGGTAAAATATCCAAGCACATCTACCCATACTACGCCTGCGACACTGATGAGGTCAAGGGCACCAAGGTACGCCTAGTGAAGAACAAAGACTTCTTTGTCACTGGTAGCACTGAGGGTGTCGGCTTGTTCGGTCAGCAGGTGTGTAGTGGGCGCGGTAAGTACCTGACGATCACTGAGGGTGAACTGGACTGCCTGTCTGTGTCTGAGATGGTGGGCAATAACTACGATGTCGTATCGCTGCGCTCCGGTGCATCTGCGGCTGCTAAGGAAATCAAAGAGCAGCTAGAGTGGCTAGAGGGCTACGACAACATCGTGGTGTGCTTCGACAACGACAAGGCCGGTAAGCAAGCTGTAGAGGATGTCAAGGACTTATTCAGCCCTAACAAGCTGAAGATCGTCAAGCTGCCTATGAAGGACGCTAGTGACATGCTACAGGCTAACAAGATCAAGGACTTCACCAGTTCATGGTGGGACGCTAAGGTCTATCAGCCTGACGGTATCATCAGCGGTAAGGACACATGGGATGCTCTGACCAGCAAGATCAAGGTGCAGAGTATAGCATATCCGTGGCAGGGACTCAACAGCCACACCAAAGGATTCAGACCCTACGAGCTAGTGACGATCACGTCAGGCTCAGGTATGGGCAAGAGTCAGATGGTGCGGGAGCTAGAGTATTACCTGCTGAACGCTACTGAGGACAACATAGGCATACTAGCGTTGGAGGAGGACGTAGCGCGTACTGCCCTTGGCATCATGTCGATAGCGGCAGACTGTCCCCTGCATCTGGAGGAGGATCTAGACCCAGAAGCTGCCTTCCCTTTCTGGGAGCAGACTATGGGCACTGGGCGGTACTACCTGTTTGACCACTGGGGCAGCACAAGCGAAGACAATCTGTTGGCTCGCGTGCGCTACATGGCAAAAGCGTTAGATTGCAAGTGGATCATTTTGGATCACTTATCCATTGTCGTATCAGCGCAGGAGAATGGTGACGAGCGTAAAGCCATCGACGCTATCATGACCAAGCTACGGTCACTGGTGCAGGAGCTAGGCATTGGACTCTTCCTCGTGTCACACCTGAAGCGCACACAGGGAAAGGCACACGAGGACGGTGGGCAGATCAGCCTGAGTGAGCTACGAGGCTCTCAGTCCATTGCACAGTTGTCCGACATGGTGATTGGCTTGGAGAGAGATCAGCAGAACGATAACGAGGAGAGACGCAACACAACCACAGTGCGTGTCCTGAAGAATCGCTACGCTGGACTCACGGGTGCCTGCTGCTGGCTGAAGTACGATAAGGTCACTGGCAGGATGATGGAAACAACAAAACCACAGGAGGAAGCAAATGGACTCTAGTCCCATCTTTTTAGATGCAGAGACTAATGGTCTGAAGCCTACGAAAGTGTGGGTGGTAGTCACCATGCAGGACGGTGAACTACAGGAGCATTACGATGCTGAGTCCCTAGAGTACGCTCTGAGAGGTCACGAGGACGTAGTAGGTCACAATCTACTGGGTTACGACATACCTGTCCTGAAGCGTCTGTGGGATATTGACATAAACAAAGAACGTGTGAAGGACACACTGGTCATGTCACGCCTAGCGAACCCACAGCTAGACGGTGGGCACTCTCTGAGAGCATGGGGTGAGAGACTCCAGTTTCCCAAGGGTGATCACAGCGATTGGTCGCAGCTATCTCCTGAGATGGTGCAGTATTGCCGACGTGACGTAGAGGTGACAGCAGCACTGTACAAGAAGCTGGAGTGGGATCTGAGGCACTTCAGTGAGCAGTCGGTAGAGCTAGAGCATGACGTGCAGGACATCACACAGCAACAGGTACGCAACGGATGGCTACTGGACAGCCGTAGAGCTATTGAGTTAGTCGCTACGCTACGAGAGAAGCTATACGATCTAGAGGATGCCGTACAGGAAGCCTTCAGGCCGCTACCGACATTTGTAAAGGAGATACAGCCAAAAGTAAAAAAGGATGGAGCCATCTCTGTCGTAGGTTTAAAGTTCTTGGGCGACTCTTGGGAGATCGTGGGTGGCCCTTTTTCTAGAGTAGACTACCCTGAGTTTAACTTAGGTTCACGGCAGCAGATTGGCAGATATCTAAAACACTATGGATGGAAGCCCTGTAAGTTCACAGAAACTGGGCAGGCAATTGTAGACGAGAAGGTGCTATCAGGTATCACCGGCATCCCACAGGCTTCTCTGATCTCAGAGTACCTGATGGTGCAGAAACGCATAGCACAAGTGCAGTCATGGATAGACGCAGTAGATGAGGACACAGGACGTGTGCATGGTCAGGTCAACACTAACGGTGCAGTAACCGGCAGGATGACACACGCCAAGCCTAATCTAGCGCAAGTACCGGCATCACGAGCGCCCTATGGAGAGGAGTGCCGACGATGCTGGACTGTCCCTGAAGGACATAAGCTTGTGGGTTTTGACGCTAGTGGCCTAGAGCTACGGATGCTGGCTCACTACATGAATGATGAGGACTATACAAATGAAGTCATTGGAGGAGACATACACACTGCTAACCAGCAGCTTGCGGGACTTGAATCAAGAGATCAGGCTAAAACTTTCATCTACGCACTGTTGTACGGGGCAGGAGACGCGAAACTTGGTACGGTGGCGGGAGGAGGCGCAGGTGCTGGTAGACTGCTTAGAGAGCGATTTATGTCTAATCTCCCAGCATATGCAAATCTTAAAGGACGAGTTGCACAAGAGGCAGCACAGGGTTGGATCAATGGACTAGACGGTAGGAGACTCTGGATTCGCTCTGAACACGCAGCACTGAACACCCTATTGCAGAGTGCCGGTGCATTAGTTATGAAACAAGCCTTGATTATTCTGGATAAGTATGCTAAACTATGGGGTATGGACTATAAGATCGTAGGTAACATCCACGATGAAGTCCAGACCGAAGTCCCAGCATCACAAGCAGAGAAGTTCGGGCAGCTTGCAGTCTCTTGTCTAGAGGCAGCAGGTATACACTTTAACCTAAACTGCAAACTTGCAGGGGAGTATCAAATTGGAACTAGCTGGGCAGAAACACACTAATATCATGGGATTCTACGAGAAAACAAACGGCAGGTATTACAAAGATAATCCTGAGACTAAACGCCGCAGGAACAACCGCAGGATGTGGGTAGACGGTAAGTATGTACCACATTCACACCCGCTACACAAGCCCGGACGCTACAAAGGATTCACTGACGCAGCCTTCAGTTCTCTACAGAACTACGAGCTTGCCAAGCAGGGTCAGGTGTACGTACTGGTCAACCCAGCATTTCCGGGCTGGTGCAAAGTAGGGATGGCTGTGGACGCAGAGGATAGGCTCAAGCAGTATCAGACTAGCTCTCCCTACAGAGACTACGAGCTAATCAAGGCATATGATACTGATGACCGACGCACCGCTGAGAAGGCCGCACACGAGCTTCTAGCGCAGTCACATGAACGTAAGGGCGAGTGGTTCTACATTCAACACCCTGTCGCTACAGAAATACTGGACGGACATTTCAATGAAAACAGTTAACACAGTTGTTGATGACATCTACGAACTGATGACCACAAAGTCTGCTGATGAGTCAGTGGACGTTGAGGCAGAGATTGACAAGTTCGGAGAGGCCGTCAAACAGCTAATGCGTACTGAGTTTATGCCTGATGCGCCTCGTGACGGACGTAAGCTACGCCTGTCCAACATAGGCAGAGACGATAGGTACTTGTGGCACCACTACAACGACACAAGCGCAGGAGAGGAGATCCAAGGGCATACGTATGTGAAGTTCATGTACGGACACCTGATTGAGGAAATGCTCTTGTTCTTGTGTCGCCTGTCGGGGCACACGATCACTGATGAGCAGAAGGTCTGTCAGGTAGAGGGCATCACTGGGCACATGGACTGTCGAATAGATGGTATCGTGACTGACATCAAGTCTGCAAGTACCTACGGCTTCAGGAAGTTCAAGAGAGGTGCTATAGCCTACGAAGATCCTTTTGGATACGTTGACCAGTTGAAGGCATACGCCTACTCAGAAGGTGAGACTAAGTTCGGATGGTTGGTCATGGACAAGTCCAATGGGCACCTGACGTACCTGAAGTATGACCTAGAGGACACAGAGGCACCTGTGTACAACACCATCAAAGGTGACATTGCCGAAAGGATACGTCACGTAAAAAAGCTCGTAGAGGCAGAGGAGATACCACCAGTATGCGCGGAACCATTAGCAGATGGCAAAAGTGGAAATATGCGATTACCCGCAAACTGTTCCTACTGTCAGTACAAGCATTCATGCTATCCAGAACTGCGTACTTTTCTGTACTCAAGCGGGCCAAGGTTCTTAACGGAGGTGGTTCATGAGCCTAAAGTCCAAGAGATCACGTAAGCAGAGTATCTATAGGTCTGGACTAGAGAAACGATTTGCACAGTCAGCACCTAAGAGACGCTATCTGTACGAGCCATATGATGTACCATACGTTATGCACAGGAAATACAAGCCAGACTTTGTGGACAAGAAGACGGGTGACTACATTGAGACTAAAGGATTCTTTAGGACAGGAGACACCCAGAAGTACACATCAATACGTGACAGCATCAAGCCAATCAAGTTAATCTTTGTACTGTCAGACCCCAACAAGAAGGTCAGGAAAGGCTCTAAGATTACGATGGGACAGTGGTGTCACAAGGAAGGTTTTGAATTTTACACAGTTGACGAGTATGTAGATCATGTCACTAACAATGGATGAAATTAAGGAGAGAGTGTTGAAGCGGTATGATGTCGATGACCTAGTGGAGGCTCTAGACATCTCTGCTGAAGAACTGCTGGACAGGTTTGAGGATAAGTTTATCAACAGGCTGCACCAGTTTGAAGAAGAAACAAATGGAGATGAATGGGATGAGTATTGATAACGCAGGTAATACAGTAGAAGAAGATGATCAAGACTTTATGTCTGAGCAAGAGTTAGAAGAAGAATGGGATGAGTCAATGCATTTAGAATGTCCTAATTGGCCTAACTGTGATATAGTAGGATGTGGAGCTTGGTAATGAGTATTGATAACGCAACACCAGAAGAGTGGAATGCACTTAGGAAAAAAACTGCTACTCCTGTAGCTGACACATGGAATCATATCTATGATGATGACAACGAGCCTAACGACCACCCACTGTACGGAGACTATAAGTACGACAATGTACACCGGCCAGAGCATTACAACACTGGTAGCCTAGAGTGTATTGATGCCATCAAGGGTATGCTCAATCACGATGAGTACATTGGATACCTGCGTGGCAATGCCTTGAAGTATATGTGGCGCTTCCGCTATAAGAAGAGTCCTATCGAAGACCTACGTAAAGCTAGGTGGTACGAAGAGCGATTGATTAGTTACATGTTGGAGCATCCTAGTGACAAGTAAGGTAGGAGTACAGGATTACTTAGGTATCCAGATTGATTATGACAGAGAAGAAAATCTTAATGTGTTCTCACTAGAGACACTGAAGGATAGATATTTCTGGGGAGATGAGACACATGCACAAGAAGCATTCGCCAGAGCGTCGGTCTATGGTGCAACGTATCAAGGACATACTGACTACAATCTTGCACAGCGCCTTTATAACTACGCAAGCAAGGGCTGGTTCGGTTTTAGCACTCCTATACTTAGTAACGGGGGAACCACACGTGGTTTACCTATTAGCTGCTTTCTCAATTATGTTCCTGATTCAAGGCGTGGGCTATCTGATCACTATGATGAGAACATATGGTTGGCAAGTGGAGGTGGAGGCTTGGGTGGATATTGGGGTGCTGTTAGAAGTAATGGCGTTTCAACTGCTAACGGTAGTCAGTCTACTGGTAGCATACCTTTCATGCACGTAGTTGACAGTCAGATGCTTGCCTTCAACCAAGGCGTAACACGGAGAGGATCTTATGCAGCGTATATGGACATCAGTCATCCAGAAGTGGAAGAGTTTATCGCTATGCGAAAGACTACTGGGGGCGATCTTAATCGTAAGTGCCTTAACCTTCACAATGGAATTACAATCACAGACGAGTTCCTGGCCGCCGTCATGTCTGATGATCAGTGGAGACTTATAGACCCTAAGTCTAAGCAGGCAGTCAAGACTGTATCCGCTAGGGACTTGTGGTGGCAGCTAGTACACACCAGAGCAGAGACAGGTGAACCCTACATTGTTAACCTAGATCGCTGTAACGAGGCTCTACCGCAGCCACAGAAGGACATGGGGCTGGAGGTACGCCAGAGCAACCTATGTTCTGAGATTACACTACCAACCAGTGAGGATCGCACAGCAGTCTGTTGCTTGTCTAGTGTTAACCTAGAATACTTTGATGATTGGAAGGATGATGAATTGTTTATCTTTGACATGATTAACATGCTGGATAACATCATCGAACACTTTATCGACAACGCTATGATAGATACAGGCATGAACGTGTCAGCAGATAGCATAGAGGAGTTTAGAGATTATGTTAGAGCAGATAAAACAGGCTTTGCAAAAGCCGCTTATAGTGCATATAGAGAACGTGCGGTCGGTCTTGGAGCGATGGGTTTTCATAGTTACCTTCAACGTAATGGAATCCCTTTTGAAGGAATGTACGCCTCCAGCTTTAACAATAGAGCGTTTAAGACAATCAAAGAAAGAGCTGAGAATGCTTCCAGAAGTCTGGCTAGAGACCGTGGGGAGGCTCCTGACATGGCTGGTAGTGGCCGTCGTAATTCCCATCTGCTTGCTATTGCCCCTAATGCTAGTAGTAGTATTATATGCGGTGGAACAAGTCCTAGTATTGAGCCTACAAGGGCTAACGTATTTACGCACAAGACTCTGACAGGGTCATACAAAGTCAAGAACAAATACTTGGAGCAACTACTTGAAGAGAAAGGTACCAACACAGAGAAGACGTGGAAAGATATTGCTGCTGCTGAAGGCTCTGTTAAAGAACTACCGGAACTCACGGAAGAAGAGAAGGCAGTATTTAAGACAGCGCCTGAACTTAACCAGATTTGGGTTATCGAACACGCCTACCAAAGACAGAAGTACGTCTGCCAAGCACAGTCAGTAAACTTATTCTTTGAGCCACCACCAGCTACAGCACCACAGGAGATCCATGATGAGTATCTGGAGTATGTTAATAGCGTTCATTGGACAGGAGCTAACAAACTCAAATCTATGTATTACCTGCGAACTACAGCGGCTAGAAATACAGAGAACGTTAACATCAAGATACCAAGGATCAACCTTGAAGACGGAGAGTGTTTAAGTTGTGAAGGATGAGCACCCAGCGTACAGAGCAAAGTTCTACATACCTGAGCTAAAAAAGTATACCAATTGGTCTGACTATCTGTTATACTATAAGGAACAGGATGACAAGATTATGTTGTTCAGCAACTATTGTATGCAAATGTGGTCTAGTTACATGAGCAACAAGATCAAACAACAAGAGGCACCCCTGAGCTACAAGGAGTACCTGAGTAAGTACAAGCAATTACTGGAGGATGGATACAGTGATAGATACAAAGATTAGCGCC